TGTGGGTCTACAGCCATTATGCCGCCGCCTTAAAATTATTATTAAATATAATTTTGGTCTTTTCTATAGCTTTAATTACAGCTGCGTTAGTCTTGCCGCCGTCCTCAGCCCACGCTCTATAAATGGCCCGGCCCTTCATCTTTCTAGACCTACGCCCTGCGCCTGTTTGGTTATTGGCATCTACTATTTGACCTGTTGCATCTAGTGCATCTATAAACTGTTTACCCGCGTTAGGGTTTAGGCTTTGTGAGTACTGCCTGCCGGTATGTGTAGTTTTATCATAAACGCCATTTAAGTATCGGTCTACCATAGGCCCTTGAGGTCTGCCGTCTGGATTAAGTCGCCCGGCGGTTTCATAAATTGTACCTGCCGCGCTAACGTTAGCTATACGGGCTAAAGCTCTAAACCCGCTCCTATTAACTTTACTAGGCGCTGTCCTATAACCTATGCCTCTCCTAGCGGCAGCTGCATCATATCTAGGAAATTGTCTATATTTAGTGTCGCTAGCCTCTGCCTTACTCCAGCCGCTTAAAACAGTAGCAGGTATAAAACCGCGGGCCTTTGTTACTATAGGTTTTAGCAGCGCTGCCATTTCTTTTTGCAATTCTTTAGATAAGTCCGGCGTAAACTTGCGTAATGCCTTGCGCGCTTCAATAGCGCCGCTTAACTCTGTTGGCATCTTGCACCGCCTTAGCTTTGTCTGATAAAACTTTTAATATATTCTTAAACATCACATCATCTAAGTCTAATAAATACTGGGGCGCTATGCCTGTTTCTACCGCCACTTGTGCGATTAGATAGCCAAAGCTACCGCGCCCCACTATTCCAAAGGGTCATCATCTAGTACCTCAACTTTAGCTAAGGTTTCTAGAAACTCTGCCCCAAAACTTTTTACTACTTCCCCGCTAGTGCGTAAACACTCCCAAGCAAGCCAGTAAACATCACTTTGTTTTTCATCATCTCTAAAGGCTTTATGAAAACCTTTTTTTGCATACAGCTCAAAGGCGTACTCAATACGGGGCGTAATCTTATGCTCGGTTACGCTGCCGTCTGCCCTTGTAATTTTAAGTTTTGCCATTGTGTGCCCCTTTGTCTAGTCGGTTATGGTGTTACGTCTACTACGATAGCTGAGTTACAGGTAAATGTAATGCTCTGTGTAGAAATATCGCCAACAGCGCCGTTAATATCTGTAGTGTTATTAACTAATACTGTGGTTTGATATTCTGGATTAGCTGCCGATACCGCATCGCTAGTTTGTTTTAGTGTTAGCGGTACAGTAGTACCCCACGCAGCTTGCAAAGTTTGTAACACTTCACCGGTTGCAGTATCGTTTAGAAAATCAAGCGTAATAGTGCTAGCTTCCAAGCCTTTTACAAACTTATGCGCGGTATCGCCCATAGCTGTTACTTCCAGCTCATCAAAGCTACGGTTTATAGTCGCGCTAGTAACGTGGTCTGATAAGTCCACGCTATTAAGCGTAACTACTACGCCATTAGATAGGAAAATTGCCATTTGTTATACCTCTGTTTCTTGTGTCGGTGTTTCTACGGGTGTTTGTTTTTTCTTTGTTTCTTTAACCTCTTTAGGCAATTCTTGCCCTATCTTGATTAGAAACGCTTTATCTTCGTCTGTAAGTGCCATTTTAGCTCCAGCTCGTTAGTACGGATATTTGTAAATCACTTGTAAGCAAGTCGCCGCTAGGTAACGTTAAAACGCTAGGTGCAGTTACAGCGGTAACATTAAACACGATAGAGCTAGCAGCTAATTTATTAAACACGGCTACTATTGTGTCCTCTATGCCTTGTAGGTTGCCTTGATTATCAAACATAGGCACGGTCATAATTATTTTGAAATTAGCTAACGGTGAAATGCCGGCCTGTGAGTTATTGCTAGGGGTCAAATACTGATCTGCCGGGGCTACTACTACGCTGTTAGCTACTACGTTACTTGGCGGGTAGCTAAAAGTACTCCAAACAGCATTATTAGCTAAGGCAGCGGCTATAGTTGAGCGTAGCGTAGTTATGGCGGCTGGCATTATCCCACCATAGCGTTAGGCGATAAGTACGGCGCTAACAAACCGCGTATAGATGCCATTAAAGTATTACTCATCTTAAACGGGCTAGGGCTGTAACCGTCTACGCTTACGCCGCCGTTTTGTGTGCTAAATCGGCTTGTCCAGATATTCTCAGCTAACATAAGTGCAGCTGCGTTTATAGCAGGTGTATTAGCGTAGGTAGCCGTCTTTGTATCATCACCCGTCATAGTGCCGCTAGGTACTACGCGCCTAAAGTTTTGGTCAGCTGCCGTTTTGGCATATTGTATAAAACTATAACCTTGTGGGTACTGGTAATAATTAAGCTGAAAATTAAAAGCTGGTAATAAATTAGTAGTGCCAGAGCTAAAAGGTAATGTACTGGTTATTGTATAAGTGCCGTTAAAAGTAGCGCCAGCCCCGGCTACAGTAACGGATTGACCAGTAGTAAACAGGCCGGGGTTGGCTATCATCACGGTAGCTACATTGTTTACTAATGAAGTTCCCACTACCGGGGCAGAGTCAAACCATAAAAACCCGTTAATTAAATCTTGCGCGGCTTGGCAGGTGTCCTCTATCCAAGTGTAGCTATCGTACAAAGTGCCAACCCCTAAAGATGCTTTTAATGTAGCAGCTGTAACGTAAGTAGCCGGCATATTTGTACCTTTCTTTGTAGGTCTGGCAGAGCCAAAGGGCTAAGGCCCTGCCAGACTATTAGTTATTTATCAGGTTAAGTTATAGCGCACTAGGCCCTTTGGCATTTTTACAATAGTTGCCATAAAGCCATAAATAGCTACTTGTACTTGTAGGTTTGATACTACGTTTACAGACATATACGCCTGTGGGCTGCGATATACGGTCATAGCTTCCGGTGCAACGATAAACGCTGAGTCATCAATAGTAGTAGCTACCATTTGATGATCTACATATAGGTCTAGGCCTAGTACGTTGCCGCGGATACTTGTAGGTGTACTTAGACCCCCTGCGTTCATAGGTTGCGCTGCATTGTAAATAGGGCGGCCTGTTGTGTCTGTAGCGCCCATTAATAGCGACCATTGGGAAGGCCCAGAAATATAGTTACGTGCAAAGTAGCTAGTATTTTTGTATATGTTAGCGCTTTCTGTTGAAACGTAGCTAATAATACCGGCTGAGGTTGCTGCTACCGCTGTACCTTGTACGCCGCCTGCAACAATATCAGCAATTACCGCTGCATCTGTTGCAAGTGAGTAAGCCCGCTGTAGCTGTGTGGTCAATTCAGAGTAGAAATTAGGGTCAGACCTTTCTAACAATTCTACGCTTAGCGTATTCATACCGCTGTATTTCTTAACAGTTCCAGATAGGTACTCAGTTACCATACCTGTATTTTGTACAGCGCCGGCCTCAGCTTCAACGGTTACTACAGGTGCTACGCCTGCCTGTCCACCATCTGAGGTCACTAATGAAGGCACGCTTATACTCATACCGCTATTGGGTAAAACGCCCTGTGATAGAGCATTAATTGTAGGTGTATCAAAGTTTGTATTACTTACAAACTCTGATAGATACTGCGTAGGATTAAATGCAGGGTTTGTAGTAAATGAGTCATCTGCCGCCGTTACATATAATTTAGAGTCATCATTACCTAGAGCAGCTTTAATTTTATGCTCTGTGTAACTTGCCATATTTACAATAGGTGTGCGTACTCTCTGTGAGTTTAACGCACTTGGCTTAATAATTTTGCGCGCGGCCTCTACCAATTCGGTAGCGCCCTCGGCGTTATCATTTTCATAGCTAACGCTCTTTAGCGTTACTGTTGCACCGTCTGGCAGGTAAGTGCCTTCCGCTGCTATTTCGTCCGGGGCTTTATCCACGGTTTCTCCTGTCGTTTTTGTTGGTTGGTTTTCATCTACTGCGTTTTCATTAGCAGCAATTTTTAATACGGCAGCGCTTGGAAATGCAGCGCTCTCTACTAGAGATACTTCTTTTAACGTAGCAGATAAAACTAATAAATAATCTTTTTCTTGCCGTGAGTCATCTACCTCAACACCTACACTCAATCCGTCCATTAATTTTTCTTGTGCTAGCAAAATTGCATCGCTACCCCTTGTGCTACCGCTTACCTTAAAGCTGCCATATAAGCCGGTCTTATTGCTGGTAATACTTTGCATACGCCCTACAGGTTTAGAATTATCGTGAGACATTAGTAATTTTACTTTGCTTGGCTCTGGCACGGTTATAGAGTTTTCTGCAAAGACTACGCGGCCCGCGCTTGTGTTGCCTACTTCTCCATACGGCGCAATTTTGCCGCTAATTGTGCGCCTATCGCCGTTATCTACTGCCTCTATGTTGCCGCTAAATGTTAATAGCATTTGTGGGCCTTTCTGTTAGTCCGGTGGGGCTTAGTTCTTCCATACTTTGCGCCTGCTCTAGATCTATAAGACCTAGATTTAGCATTTTCTCTATAGCTTCCAAACGCGCCAAAGTATCAGCGCGTAAAAACGTTTCATCTAACGCAAACCTAACCTGATTACCGCGGCGCGTAATATCGTCCATACTTAAACGGTTTTCAATAGCGCTTATAAACGGCTGTAATGAGTAAGCTACAAACTCTTTACGCCCGTCTATAATATTTTGGTAAGTCATTGAATTATTCATATCGGCGCTTATGTAATATGCCGGTACGTTCATTAAACGGGCTATCTCTGTAGCTAAGTACTGGCTACTTTCGTTATAGGTCATATCTTTAGGGCTATAACCCACAGGCTGATAATCAAGGGTGCTAGTTAAGTAAGCGGTGCTGCGATTATTGCGCGCTGCCTTCCACGCGGCTAACAGCCCGCTAATTTGTGCCTCTGGTAAATCTGCCCCACTATTCTTTATAAACCCTGTAGCCATAGGTGTAGCAGCTGCAACACTTGCCGCTTTTTGTATATCTAACGCGGCCTGTATTGTGCGCCCGCCGGTTTCTAATACGCCGGGTAGCAAACTCTGAAAAGTTACTAATGATCCCACGCCGCTATCTGGTACACGCTGCCCATTTATTGAGTAATAATCTACTTCGTCACCGTAATTATCTGTAGTTACTGTAACGCGGGTATTAGCTACCCACTCAAAGCCGCTTGGTCTGCCGTCATCTTCATACAAAGACGTTACACGCCAATACGCCACCCCGTACATTAATAAACTGTCCACGGTGTAACTTATGGTAACGCTGCGTGGCTGTCTTATGTCCGGTTGGTCTAACCAAACAGGGCTCTGTAATTTACGGCCTGTACTTTTTTGTATTAGCTCTAAATCTATACTTGCAATTACTCCACATATTAAGTTACGGCATCTACTTACGGCTGGCACCTGTAAACTCAAGTTTCTATCTATAAACGGTACGCCACTTGTATTGTAGATGCCGCCAAAACTATAAACACCCGCGCCGTAAGTTTGGGCCATAATAGGCGGCGATAATTGCGCCTCTATGTCTTTTTTACGCAGGCCTATAGTTTGCAGTAATCCCATAGGGGCATTATTACCTAAAAGTCAAGTATAGGTTTACAGTTTGGCTTTCGGCGTGTCTAGGCGTATACCTTTGCCTCTGCTACAGGTTGCGCCATTATGTGTATAACCATAGCAAGGCCAATAGGTATATCTACAGGCCCGGCAGACTTACGGCGCACGATACGCCACGCGTCCGGGGTCTGTTTAGCTGCACAGTTAGCCATTTGCTGTATTAACGCATCTTGCCCGCTATGTCTTAGGCGATCATTAACTAAAGCATCATACATATCGCTACAGGCGGTGTAAAAGGTCTGCCCCGATATATCCCGGGTCTGTACCCCTGCATTTTGTAGCCTTTGAGCGATACTGGCAGTAGTGTATTTGTCGTAGCAAACTAAACGCGGGTAATACAGGTCAGCCCATTTTTTAATACTAGCTGCTACTAAAACCTCATCTACTGCTACCTGTGAGCTATAGGTTTCTAGTACTGCTAGGCCTATCTTGCCGTTAGGTAGCAACTGGCCCATAACTAGGCTGGCATCTCGGCGGCTAGGGCTAACGTCAAAGGCAAAAACAGTAAGCGGCCCGGGGCTCATCTTTAGGTTTATGTCGCTGCTATCTTCAACAGAGCCAAACGGCCACGGGCTTTGTAGGCTGTCTATCCATTGGCTAAGGCTTTCTGTCCTAAATTGCTCTGTAGTCTGCACCGTTAGCGCTTCTTGTAGGGTTTCTTCGGTTATTAGTATGCCTAGCGCCGGGTTAGCAGCTGCCCACGCTTTACGGTCATCTAGGGCGCAAAATGGCGGGGCGCTATATTCGTAATAGCCTAAAGAGGGCGGCGGGTTGCTCTGGCAGCGCTCCCGTAACTCATTAAGCGTAGTACTAAAAGCATCACCGGCGTTACTAGCCATAAGTGTTTGGCTATTAGGCCTAGCGCGGGTTACAGGTAGAGCAGCTGCGTAGGCCTCTTGGTCTACCTCTCTAAGCTCATCTATAAACAAAAAGTCAGCGCTAGCGCCTCTAGAGCTATCGCGGGTAGCAGCTCTAACATCTAACCTAGCCCCGCTTTTTAAGATAATAGCCTCGTTACCGTTTGTATAAAGTATTTTTTTAAGGTCTTTCTTTAGCTCCGGGCTATCTTCAATAGCGTTAGCTACCTCTCTAAAGGTAGTAAGGGCCATAGATCTAGCAGAGCTTATTACTATGTGGTTACGCTCATTAAACAAAAACAGGCCCGCTAAAATACGCATACGCGCTAGATGAGTTTTACCGTTTTGCCTAGCGCATATCGCTAAGTTTGTACGCCTAATAAATTGTTTATTTTTATCTATTGTGAGCATATCGTCCAAAACAAAGCGCTGCCACGGTAACAGAGGCAGGCCGATACGCTCTGCAAGCTCTGCAACCTCACCGCCCCTAGTAGGCCCTGATAACAAAACGTTATGTAAGCGCGGTTGCACTAGCCCCCGTAAGGTTTGTTTAGGTTCGGTACTCATTAGTCTAAGGGCTGTTCAGGTTGGCCCAAACACGGCCCGCTCTGGGTCATTACAGCCGTTTTCGGAGAGATAACAGCAGA